CAGAGCCATCGTTATTAGGGTGAACACCGTCTGCAAAATATTTTGTTCTTATAGCATCGACATTCGGGTCAAGACCTGAGCTATCATAAAGATTCAGGAATGGAACACCATACTGTTTACAAACGCTTTTCATTGTTTCGTTGAATTGTTCAAGCGTATAAGTGTAGGTTGTAGTAACCTTGCGTCTTAAAGGTCCGACTACACCGACAAATTTTCCTGCATTCAGACAAGCACTGATTGTATCTGATAAAGCTGTTTCAAATCTTTCAAGTGCTGTTCCACTACCGATAAGGTTACTTTGATAGATAAAGTCATTAGTACCACCGAACAGCAATATATTATCAGTGCTATTCTGTTGTGCGATATATGCTATAGTTCTATCTTTTATTGTGTTATTTTCAGGTACAGCTTGACTTGTTCCCTGTTCTGTATTGCCATTACCAGTAATATGTGACGAACCAGGTGTTAAGTTGTAAGCAAATGCAGAACTACCGATACCATAATTCAGCAACCGCATTCCAGATATTTTTTCAATCACATCAACATAGGGTCGTGTTGAACCTGCACCTGCCGTAATTGAATCACCGAATGCTGCTATTTCAGTTTGACAAGCATAAAGATTAGCGGTTGACGATATTACTGTATACGGCATAATCATATTAGCCGAGTTATTACTTGTGTTAAAAAATCCTATCGGAATCAGATTAGATGGTATATTTGCATAACTGCTATTAATAACCAGCATATTGGTTTGCGTATTATAGCAGACACAGCCTAACTGGGCATTCATAGATAAATCGCCCTGATAATCTGTTCGTGTGTCATCAGTTGTGTTGACTGTAATTCTTTTGCCAAGCAAATTAAAGAACATATTTGTTTTTCGTGGCATTTTAATTGTTGATGCTGCAAAATTAACAATAACTCTTTGTGTAAATGTAACATCACTGATACTTGTATGTGTTTCATCAAAGGTAAAACTATTTGCATCTTCAACATTAACCTCAGAAGCAAATAAAAATGTGCCATTATACACATGCCCAAGTACATAATCATTAGCGTTTCTTGATGCAGGAAAGTTTATTGTAGACAAGTTGTCAGGAGAAACAGTTATCCAATAATACCCAGATGTCGGGTATGTAACTTCTGGTGAGCCTGTAATAATTGTAGTTCTTCCACCTGTGGTCAAATAGAAGTCCTCTGAAAATTTAATTGTGTTAGTATTCCTATTGATTGTAATTTTATTATTTCCGTGAGCGTTGAGATTAACAGGTAGCACACTGTTTTGAATTTTAGTCGATGTGATTGCGTTATTTGCTATTTGCGCCGCAGTTATTGATTGATTTCCAATTGTGGGTACTGCTGCCCCAGGTGTCAGCATAGCATTTTTAACCTCATCGGACAAACTGCTCATTGTCACATAACCAACTTCATTTTTAGAAATTTTATTGTTGGTTAAATTATTTACACCGTTGTTAAGCGTAGTTATTTGGTTTTGAATAGATGAAAAAATTTCGTCATTAATCAATTCAGCCAGCGTACCGTCAACAGACATTTCGTCAAGTTTGTTGTTAATTTCATCTTGAATATCAAGATTATTAAAATAATCATTGACATAATTCTGTAACTGATTAAAAGCATTAAGCAGTTTTTCTGTATTACCCTCAACATTTGCAATGTCAGATATAACATTATTCAAATAATAGACAACTTTATTCAGTAGCTCATAATAACTTAGACTGTCATCATAAACCAGCGGTAGTACCGTTTGACACCAGTACCTAAAAGGGCGCTGTCCTGAGTACCCATCGAAAACAGGTGTAAAATTTGCATTACTCATATAATAACCTCCTTTATTCCCAAAGCCCGAAAAACAGGTCACTTAATTCCTCAATAATCATCTTATCAATGTTAAGGAATGTTTCTCTAAACTCAGTAAGCAGTTTTGAGTTAGAATTTTTACCTGTTTTTCCAATAAGGTGTTCAAAATATTCCTCGCTATTTGTCATTGTTCCTATATGAATTTTATTTTTATTGGCAGCATTGTCTTTAGTTTTATTCACTGTTTCATTAGCGTTTATTTCGGCACTTCTCTCTCCACCATTTGAAGAATTTGCCGTAGAGCTAATATTTGCCGATGAACTCCCGTTGCTTGTTTCAGAACCACTATCGCTAATACTTCTCGCATTGGTTAAATAGCTGTCATCTTCAAGGTTCACGACACTACCCTGTGGGGTATCTGCGTACTTATCAAGTTTATTATTACTGTTATTTGTGCTTGAATTATTGCTACTTGATTCATTGCTTGTTGACGTTGTATTAGTAGTATTGTTGTTTGTTTCGCTTGACGTGTTAGAGCTTACTGTTGTGTCTAAATTAGTTTCATGCAGTTGTGAATTTTCAGATTCGTTATTAGTTTTTTCTCCCTCGTTATCTTTAGTACTCTCTTTAGTTAAATCAACATCATACATGGGGTTAAACTGTATAAGTTCTGACGAGTAAAGTTGATTATAGTATGGCATTATCATATTTAGTCTATCTTGTAATCTCAGCTTCCAAAGCCCGACACTTTCCTCACATATCTCCCTTGTGTAATAGTGCCTGAGTATTTTAATTTCAAGCGGTAACCTATAAGCTTCATCAAACATAGGGAAATCAAAATTGAATACCTTAGGAGCGGCGATTGTTATAACATCGTTAATTGAATTAAAGCCTAAACTTTGGTTTGTGCCATACTCAACTTCACACAAATATCTCACTTCTGTTGTGTATTTACTCATATTGTACCACCTCAATTAGTTCTTACATCAATAGCCATTGTGTTGACTTCATCATTACCTGTGTCACCTTCAAACATAATCTCGTCATCAGCTTCACGGAAGTCCTTACGATAATCAACACTAATGTTAAGACCGAACATTTTATTGATTTCTTCACAAGCTTGTCTGCGTGCATTAAGTCTACTATATCTACTTGCAATTGTACCACCCTGATTTCTCAGCACTTCGTCGCTTATAAGCCGTTCTTTTTTCTGAACATTGAGGTTGCTTATACCTAAATAGGTAAGAGCTTCATTCCATATTTGTGTCTTTAACTGATACAGCCTATCAGCGACATAGGGTGAACCTGTAGTTAAGACTTTCAGTGAATTAGGATTGATGTTTTTGTCACCAAATATAACAGGCTCATTTCCGTCATACTGCATATACAAATTCTTTAGAGTAAGTCTTTGTGATTCATCACAAGTAATGAGTATAGGTGTTTTCTGTGCATTCGCATTCACATCAATAGCTCTATCAAGGTTATAAAGCTTTTTAGCGTATAATTCGATTTCAAGTACACTGTTAGTGTGTAGCATATTATTAAAAATTATAACGCTATTATCCTCATCGAGTTGCTTTTGATACCCGTTAGAAGCATAAGCACGTCTTTCAGTCGGTATCTGATACAAGTTAAGATTCCCACCGATAGCTGTTCTTAAAGACAAATATCCAATTTCTTCATCTTTGAAGAACACGGACATACCATCAGCAAACAATACAAGCTCTAAAAATCTGCTATCAATCGTATCAGGAAGATTTTCCCATTCAAACATACTGATTGAAAGTTCCATAAGTCTATTGTAATACTGAATAAACGATGCATTATTGGAACTTGCAGATTCCCAAAACTTACGATTTTTATATTTTTTAATCAATTAAGATACCCCCTCGTTAATTGTATTGTCAAGTGAGTAGTTACAGACTTCTGAACCGTTTTTCCAGAATGTTATACCGTGGTCATAGATATCACAAATTTTTCTTGCATCATCACATGGAATACTGCCAGTGATTGAACAGTTTAATGTTTTTGTATAACACCAGTGTGGACGAACATTCCTATTAGGAACTTTGTTTCTGCCAGTTGCATACCCATAACGGTCAAAATATTCATCAAGCACAATTGCCCGTTCTCGTGTAATGCTCATATTATAAATACGTATAAATTGCTGCCCTAAAGCGGCGTTTATGTTGCCAGTAGATATATTGCCCGATACAGTATTCGGTGCATTTTTAGCCTTCACAAATTCCCCTATTATGTTAGCACTATTACCAACAATAGATGGCGTTTGCTTCATAGCCGAAGCAGGGTGTATTAAGGCAGAAGTGCCGAGGGTTAATGCATTAGAAATACCATCGAAAAGCAAACCCCATTTGTTATTAGCCCACCATTGCTCAAAAGCGTTTGTAGCCCATGCGCATATCGGAAAATCTGAAACAATCATTTTTTCTTCATAGCACTTACTAAGATTTTTATAGTCTTTTGGATATATAACAACATTTGCTTCTGGTGCTTTTATGCATGATATATTGAATTTATAATAAGGATAGTCAAAATGTTCATACATATAATCTTGATATTTACCCCCATTAGCTGACACACGTATGAATGAATAGGGATAGAACAATAACTTTTTATTTTTTGGTATATATACAGTTGGTCCGCCGCCTACTGAGTTTGGTCGTGTTGTTGTCCTTTCAAGTGTTTGTAATAATCCTGGGTGATCTGGAATATTAAATGCTGAGGGGTACTGATACATAGCGATAATTTCACGATTTTGATGAATGATTTCGGTTACAATAGCATCAACATCTTGTGTTGAGTAACGGGTAAGGTCAACAGCATGAATATCTACTGCAAAATAGGTATTATTCACGTAAAGCCCTTGAATATATTCACCATCAGGGGGAGTAGGGGGTGTAGCCAGAATAACAACTGTCATATCGTTCATGTTGATAGATTCAGTAGGGTCATACCGATATTCTAACACCCCTGCTTCCAAACTTTCAGCCGTATACAACGATAGTTTATCGCCTTCTGCGCTGTGTTCACGCTCAACAAAGCAACTGTCCAGCGTGTAATTACTGTTCCATGTCTGTATCACATCAATTTCAAATTCAATTTCAGATACTGCGTTGTTAATGTATTCAATAGTTTTTATGAACGCATAAAACCACTTGTTACCGAAGTTGGTATTTTGAAACATGATGTAATTACAGTCATACAAATTGTCTGCAACTATTCCTACTCTAATCCACCCTCTTTTGACTCTTTGATATGATTGCTCTGTTAGCGTGTATTTCGTTTTGCCACTAAAGAAATTATACTGTGCGGCGTTCCCGTAACTATCAGGTGCAAAATAAATAGTATGGTCATAAGTCAAGTCAAGTGGGACATTTCGTAAAATTTTAACAGTAGTATTTGGAGCTATATACATAATATCACCTCAAACAATCGTAACAGTCGCTTCGGCTGCTTTGCCTGTGATAGGGTCACGGGCTAATACCTTATAAATGCTTCCTGTGGGAACACTGTTAGAAACGCTAATTTTTCCTGTTTCTGAAATTGTAATTCCTTCAACCTCATAAACTCGCTCATATTTAGCGAACGATGTAATGTGCTTGCCATCACAGAAATTAGCTTGAAACTGTGATTGTGAACCATGCGGAAGTTGTAGTGATTCAGGAATAATGCTTTTATATTCACTCTCGGGGTTATTTGACGTATACTTTAGTTGACTACCGTCATAAAGCCATGTTTGTGTATTATCTATAATAAAATGAACATGACAAAGACCAGAGCGAATTTGTTTAACACTTTTAATAAAACAATAAAAAGTTTTATTATTATAAGCATTTGATTGAAAAAACATATAGTTATAATTCGCAAGTGATTCATAAGTAGTTGCAATGCTTATAACGCCAGAACTTACATTATTGTACTGTAAAGTTGACAGGGTCATGCCGTCTTGTTGCTCAAAAAACTCTGTTTGTGCATCTTGTGTAATCCATTTAATTTTGGCTGAATCCACAACTGAATCAAATGGAGCTTTAATCAGCTTAATGGTTGATTTTGGAAATAACCTCATATAATCACCTCTTGTAAATAATAGGGGGCAGTTATAAAACCGCCCCTTATTTGTTGTGTTTACGCTACTGTAATAGTAGATGTTGCTGTTTTAGTAGAATCAAAATATGATGTTGCTGTTACCGTGATAACCGTTCCACTTTCAGCTTCAGGCGACACAGTCAATTCGCCAAGAGGATTAATTGTTGCAGGAGCTTCACCGCTTTCAACTGACAAAGACCAGTTAACACTCTTGCTTGCGAAGTTTTCTGTTACAACATTAGCTGACAGCAGAATTGTCTGCCCTGCCGATACTGTAGCTGTTGCAGGTGATACACTTACAGATGTGATTGACGGAACACCAGGTACAAATACTGCTGAATTTGCAAAAGGTGAAACGCTGAAAGTTTTCCAGACATGATACCAGTAGTTCCAATAAAGTCCTTCACCGTTATACTGTTCTGTGAACTCATACAGATTATCAAAAATCATGAACCAGTTATCAGAAACAAGAACAGCAGGAACACTGTCCAAAGCCTGAATCTCGGGCTGAGTGAGAGGGGTATAGTTCGGGTCATTTTCAAAAAGCAGATTAAGCCGGTCTACATCAAGATTACCAAAGCTATCAATGAGTACTCTGTGTCCCATGAAATCGGCTTTGTTCATATTGAATGCTGACGCCAAAACTTCAACGTCCATTGTAGCATCAAAGTTACTGTTGACAATTATATACTGATTATCTTTCATTGCATAGTTGGCGACTCCAGCAAGGTTGTATTTGTTTGACATGAACTCAAAATTATTTGAAACACCTTTAACGGTACTAACAATAGATTTCATGTTTGCTGTTTCGACTGTAGGAACTTGAACAGGCGTAAGCTCGCCATTAAGAATATGACGTGCAAGCATATATTTCATAGTCTGGAACTCGTCATAGTTTGCTGCCGTGTACATAGAATCTACAATCTTAGCAATCAAGTCTGTGATGCCAGTCCATGACAGAAATGCTTGTCTGAGCTGTTCATTCTGGATTGTTGATTTGTAAAATTTCTGGTAGTTAATGATGTGGAATGCGGCTCTTACATCGGGAATTTCTCTTGCAAAAACCTTGTTTTCTGCAACCGCAGGGTCGTATTCAAACGGCTTTGCAATGTTGACGAAAATTTCTTCGATTGTTTCACCAAACTCCAGTGTTCCCTGTTTGAAAATAGACCACGGGTTAGAGTACATCTTAGATGTAATCATAACTCTACCAATTCGATTTACGAGTGCAGACAAGAATTCATTCTGCAACGCAGGAAAATTCATAATTACTGCACCAATAGCTCTGATGGATTCAGTGCTTTTTGTTGCTTCGGGAACATAACCTCTGTAATTGGCTGTGGCACTGTTTCTGATAGCATTAAGAATGTCTACTGAGCTGCCAGTCAGTGACATATTGTTAGGTATTGTAGGCATTTACTTTTCCTCCTTCACTGTAAATAGGTCATCAACCTTGATATTTTCGGGTGAGTATTCATCAACGACTTCTTTTTCACCCTCTACAAACATTTCATTTCCTCCGCCAGAGAAAAATCTGTGGCGGTATCTCTTCTTCCAGCTTTCATCAAGCTCTTTGCATTTTGCTTCCCAATCAACACCGTCACCGCTTGCCCTGCGTTCAAGGTCGTTATAAGTGTCGGTCATGTCTTCAAGGAATGCGATACCATCATCAGAAGTATCATTCGCAAGCCTTGAATCAAGCCGTGCGAAAAATTCTTCTCTATTAAGAATAGACATATTTTAACCTCCCTGTGTTGTAATAAATGCGTCTGTGTACCCTTGTTTTTTTAATTTACTGAGTAGATTGTCAGCGTTTCTCTTATCTGTAAAAGCACCAACCTGCACACGATAAACAGTTGTCTGTTTTTCAGGGGTATACTTAACACCAAAACCATCACACACCCCAGCGCAAATAGCTTCACCAACCAGCTTCGGGTTTTCAATCAACCATTTAGCAATTTCCTTATTGTCGTGGAAGTCAACCTCGATATACACGGCAATCGCATTTGTGGCAGATAGTTCAGCAAGCCCTGGATTTTCACGCACGCCGTATTCAGTTTTGCCAGGTGTGACAGATTGAACATGATTATATATTGGCTTAGCAATTGTCATATTTTTTGCGTTATCAGAATAAACAAAAACAACTGTTCCTCCAGCACTGCCGTTATATGCGTTAGTGTGAATCGGTATGTGTAGGTCTGCACCCCAAGCGTTAGATTCGCTAATTGATGTATACATAGACTGCCCCTTAGGCGCTTTTTTAACAGTGAATCCACAACGCTCTAATGCTGTTTTTGCATAGTCAGCTATTCGGTTGCACTGTTCCATTTCATTTGTACCACCAAAAGCGTACATATTGCCGTCTTGATTAGACGGTGACAAATAGATTTTTTTGTTGCTCATTGTAAGCACCTCCAGTATTAATTTAATGTGTCATGATGGCATTAAACAATCATAATTATTCCCCCTTTTCATCTTTATCATTTTTGTTCCTGAGCTTTTCAAGATATGGCTTAAACAGCTTTCCTAATGTAGGATTAATCTCACCAATATTTTCAAGTATGCTTGTTACTTCCATCACGGATATATAGAATGTAACGGCTTCTACTAATGGAAAGCCAATATCCATACCTATGTATTTTCCGCCATATTGAAGTAATACCGCACCGATGACTGTTAAAACCTCAGAGAGCTTGTGAAATAACCCTACCCTTAAAAGAGTGCTATTTATGCCACCTTTATATAAAGCTTTGGAAATACCAGTTACTATATCAAAAGCGATTAAGCAACCAACTATGATATAAGAAGCCATATTAAATCACCTCTATTTTATTATAGCATAGATATTGACTTTTTGCAATAGGTATGATATAATTATTTTGAGAAAATATTTAATAATTTTTGAGCAATAACAAATCAAGTACTAATAGAGGTGATAATGTGTGTAAGAAATACTATGACGGTGTTAAGCTCCTATCGTTAAAAGATATAAACGGTGATAAGCCTGAAATATACTTATGTACAACTAATAGAACAGGCGGTAAGACGACATTTTTCGGAAGGTTATGTGTAAACAAGTGGTTAGAAAAAGACGAAAAATTTTGCTTATTATACAGGTACAATTATGAGCTTGATGATGTGGCAGATAAGTTTTTCAAGGATATAGGTAGCTTGTTCTTCCCTGATTTGATAATGCGTTCTGAAAGACGTGCTAATGGTATTTTTCATGAATTATTCATTGCTAAACAGTGTGATGAAAATACTAAAGGTAAATCGTGTGGGTATGCTATTTCTCTTAATAGTGCAGACCAAATAAAAAAGTATTCTCACCTGTTTTCAGATGTGTCAAGAATGTTGTTTGATGAGTTTCAGAGTGAAACAAATCATTATTGCTCTAATGAAATAAAAAAGTTGCTCTCTATACATACGTCAATAGCTCGTGGAAAAGGTGAGCAAATCAGATACGTTCCTGTCTATATGTTAAGTAACCCTGTTAGCATTATCAATCCATATTATGTAGAATTAGGAATTTCAACAAGGCTCAAAGATGATACTAAATTCTTAAAGGGTGACGGCTTTGTTCTTGAACAGGGATTTGTGGAAAGTGCAAGTGAAGCTCAGAAAAATAGTGGCTTCAATAGAGCGTTTGCATCTAATAGCTATGTTGCATATTCAAGTGAATGTGTTTATCTTAACGATAATAAATCATTTATTGAAAAGCCAACAGGTAATTCAAGATACTTATGCACTTTAAGATATAAAAACAGCGAGTATGGTATCAGGGAATTTTCTGACTTAGGAATTATCTACTGCGATGATAGACCTGATGTAACATTCAAATCCAAAATCGCTGTTACAACTGACGACCATGCAATAAATTATGTGATGTTAAAACGGAATGAATTTTTTATAGTGAACCTTCGGTATTATTTTGAGCATGGCTGTTTCAGATTCAAAGACCTGAGATGCAAGGAAGTTATATTGAAGTTATTATCTTATTAAGGTATCAGGGTAGGTTAGTAGCTCTGACTTTCAACAGGTAGCACGTTTGGAAGATAACGCTGTTAGAAATTATCCGGTTTTGCTGACCGCTTTGCTATTACTTGCCTTAATGATATAAACCCGTATAGTGTAATACTATACGGGTATTTTTATGCATAAGCTTATGTTATATGGTTGAAGCAATCAACTGTTATCATTTCGTTCAAATAATGTTGGTATTTTCTTCATGTTAATTATCTCCTTCTCTTAATGAATATTATTGAAGCGGTCAACAGTGTGCGTATAAAACTCTGTCGGCAACTGTTTTTTATTTGCCTCTTTGTTTTCTGCAATTTCTGCTTTCATGTTTTCTTCCTCTGCTAACTGAGTTAAACAGGCAGATTTGAATTTGCATAAGCGACAGAAATGTCTGCATTCACCCTTTATCCACTTACGGTAAAAACCTATCATATTATTACCTCGCTCTCTTATTCCAAAATAAAATCAAAGTCAACCATTATTCTTATCGCTTTCATTCTTGAACATTTCTTCAAGCTCAAAAACACTGCCATAACGCTTCCCTTTTTTGCAATATTTCTTCATAGGTCTTTCGGTTTTAGATTGAAATTCCCGCAGTTTTTCCCAATAATATGGCATATATGTATACATATTCCGCAGCTCTTTTAGATTTTTATTAGCGCAACACCAGCAAGTCACTCTATCAAGAATTGTGTACAAGTCAATGTTGTTACAGTTAGGCTCTTTCCAATCAAAACCATGTGAACGACAGTATTGTAAACAATCCGCTTCTGTCATTCCAAATTCCAATAAGGGAAAACATTTATAAGACTCGTACTCTCTACATAAGCGTTTCTTTTCATCAGATGCAATTCCCACATAGACAACACAGTCGCCTTGTTCACAATGACGATTCAATGCTTTCAGTTTATCAGTTGTGTCCCATCTACAACTGCCGCCACACCATGAATATCCATAATGGTATCCGTCTTTTTTGCGATATTTAACAGGCTTTTCAAAAGCTTTATATTCAAAAGCCAAATCGGGCTTTAAGACAGTGTGCGCTATACCTTTGCTATCCAAAATTGCACATAATTTATCCCAATTATGATAGATGCATTCGTATTCCATGCCTGTGTCATAAAATACGACTTCGCCTAATGGCGCATTGCTTTCAATAAGTCTTAACACCATTGCAAGACTGTCTTTTCCACATGAACAAGAAGCAATATATTTCATAGACCTGTACCCCCAAATCCACCTCTGTTTTTGTTGCCAAGAATAGAAACCTCACCAAATAAGCATGGTAGTTGATGCTTGAATAATCTGAACTGACATATTCTCGCTCCCTTTGGAATGAAAATGTCACTCTTTAGAGCATATACAGGTAAGCACCACTCATCATCATCGCCGTTATAACTTTCATCAATGATACCGATGCCATTTGTCTGTATTATACCGTACCTCTTGAATGTGGAAGATCGGGGAGCAATAATAGCCTCGTACCCCACAGGAAGTTGCACGGCTATTCCTAAAGGTATGTTTGTATATTCACCCTGTTTAATGAAAACGTCCTCACCCGTATAAAGGTCTATCCAATCACCAACTGCAAAGGGTCTCAGTTGCGGTATGTCTCTGAGATACTTTATTTTTATCTCAACATAAGTTTCATTCTGTAATGCAATGTCTCGGGCTTCATCTTTGTTAGCCCATTTGATAAAAGCACCACACTTTGTGCAGTAAATTCCTGTATGCATCTTGACAACTTTGACTGTAAAGTTATCACTTCCGCATTTTTTACATTTAATATTCATAATTTACCTCATTTCATAAGTTGTGTCCACAAGCAAAACACCACCTCTTATTCGCTTAGGCAGTAGTTTGCTCGGAACTCTTAATCCTATGGAAAAATCCTCTATTGTTCTGTGCTTAGACAAAAAATCAAGCTCGGCTTCGGTAAAATCATCATCAGAAGACGGTGTAAAACCTGACATACTTAACTCGAATAATTTTTTGCATTTATCGGGCATTCCTGCACACTTTACATTGTAGTAAGGTGTTTCAACAGGTATTTTATCCTCTGCAACAATATGCTCAATATAAGTTTTTTGTCTTGTGAAAATAGCTTCGTCCCAACAGCTTTCCAGTTTCCAACAACAGAAATTTTTAGGGTGTTCAGTTATCCCCACAATTTCATCGGGTTGTAAATCACAGTGTATGCTGTCAGTGTCTGCATAAATAAACCCTCTTTTGTCAACACCGTGAAAGTTCTTTTGTGCCGCTCTTATTGTGAAATTTCTTGCATAACTTGTAATAGCTGCCCCGACAGGTATGTATCCAGGTTCTTTGTCAAAGGCTGTTACAGTATAAAAACCTATCGACTTGTCATCTTTCACAAAAGCTACCTTAAAACTGCTGTTCTTACTGCTTGCCATTTTTCCATATAAGTTGTTCAAAAACAGCTTAGCAAGCTCTCTTTTTGCACCCTTGCTTTCCATCTTTCTTCGTTTGTATTTTTCGATGTAAGTATCGAACAAACCGATAGCACCGTTAAAATAACAACCGTCTATAATTTCAAAGTCAACAAGTTCATAGTGTTCTAAGAGCAATTTGTAGTCTGTCATAGTAAGTGTCATTGTCACAGTAGCTTCTTTTATTGTTCCGTCTAGTGCTTTATATGTACTGTAATATTTACCATCTTTACTGCAATAAATATCACTGGTTTCAAGCATTTCATTTACACGATACATAAGATTGTTCTTAATCTGTACAAAAGGCAAGTATCCATCTTTAAGATAGAATCTTGTTTTTATGCGTATAAAATAGTATTTTGTTGGGTCTAAAGCCGCATTCGGTATGTAATTACCGTGCCAAAATGTTGGTTCACCTATTGGATAAATGTTGTTTGATTCCGAAGACATCATGGACGGGTACAGGCTGTTTACATCGGCTGTAGTGCCGTTATGATAAATGGTATTTTCCTTACCTTTTACTAAATAGCACCAGCCGCCTCTGTATGCCATTCTTATCCAATCACCTGCGTTGTTATAGGTGTGAACAGTCGGGTCAATATCTATGCTGTATATGTCAGGAAATAACTTACTGTATTGTTTCCTACCTAATAAGCGCTTATATTCCGTTAAACAACAGCTACCTATGGTTAATTTATTATGCCCTTCAGTGAACATTATTTCTAAAGCTTCCTTGACAACAAGCACGTCATTAGAAATGTATTCTTTTTCTTCGTCTGTTATGTTACACCCAGCATACCTAAAACCTTGGTATTCCATTTCTAATTTCTTGTGTTTTGTGGCAAATGAATTGCCTATTCTTTTTACTGAAAACGGAAGAAGCTTTAAGCTGTCTCTGAACTCAATAAATACATCATTTACCCTGATAATTATTCGATACCATTGCCCCATGTTTGATATTGAATAACTAACTGTTTTGTTTTTCATCTCTTTCGGCGTGTCCCATTTAATACTGTTTATGTCATCGCCATATTTAGTGTAAGCTTGTGTATAGCCGAGGTCAACAAGTAAATAGGATAACCAAAATGAACCATCAAATTTTAAGTTATGATAGTAGCATATTACATTAGTTTTTAACGAAAGAAAATACTCAAACTGCTCTGATATTGAATGAAATATATGAACGTCCTCAGTGAATAATTCAACGCTTGCAGATGCCCAAACCTCGGTATATGCCTGACCTTTATAGACTGTTGTTTCAAAATCTCCAGCAAAATACCTATATTTAGGCTTTTTCACATCAATACACCTCGTAACTTTCCATAAGTTCGGCTAATTCCATAGCTTCATCTTGCGTAGGGGCTTTTCCCATTATAATTGTGCTAAAAGTAACTAAGTCAGAATGAATTTGCATTCTACCATCTGATTCTTTACCACCACTATCATATAAGATTGAATCTATCAACTCCCAAACAAGGTCAGAATGTTCTTGCATTCTTTCTGCAACAGCGTCAGCACCTTCGCTCCGTATAGCACCCTCTAGCATAGCTTTAAGTGCGTTTTTGTCCTTTTCTTTTGTTTCTGTGAACCAATCTGTCCAAAGTGCGCTCGGTGTCCATTTATCAATGTACTCTTGCGCCAATTCTAATACTCTTTCGCCTTCTTCTACATAGCCAGTGTCATCGTGGACATTTGTCTGGTGTCTTTTCTTAATTTCTGCTCTGTATTTTTCTTTTTCCAGACCCTCTGCGCCCGTAAAAATTGAACCTGTCATCGGGTCTTTGAATTTAACGATTTTGCTTGATAAGAGAGCTTCTTCGTCTATATTTTTTAAGCCCTCTAAACTCATGCTGTCTAATTCTGTGTTAATTTTATTTTTTAGTTCGTCAAGATATCCTTTAGGAAGCAAATAACCACGCTGTGGCAATTCTGTTTTCCAGAGTTCTATCAGTTCATTTATTCGTTTTTGCTCTTGTAGTTTTTCATCATAGCCAACATCAACAACCTCAGCAAAATTAGCAATAAAATTAACATCATAAGGTATTTCAAACTTGCGTTCTTCTTTTTCAGCTATGCGTTCTTCTTTTACACTTGCTCCAAATGCCTTTAATGGTGGTAATCGTAATTTCCTTGACTGTGCCGCTTTTTTTGAAGCAGATGAACGCTCAATTTTTCTTGCTTGTGTGCCTGTTATTGTTTTGCCACTGTCGGGAAGAGTGTATTTTGCTTTTTTGTATATATATTCGGGAGTTACTTTTTTGAACTTTTCAAGTGTTTTCTTAGTTATTCTTGTCGGTACTTTAGGCGGCTTATAATCCGGAAAAGTATAACCACGTTTTTCGGCTCTCTTGATTAAAGCTTTGATTCTTCTGAGCTGTTTGTTAATCTCAGCTTCAAGATTAGATTTTGCCATTTTAACACCCCCATAAATAAGCCGTGATAGATGATTTCTCAACTGTCACGGCTGTATTTTGATATATCGCTGTATTATGCTATTGAGCAGGTAAGGAATTTTTTGCCTTTATAGTTCTTGCTGTCAAGCTTGTAGATATCAATGGTGTATTCCTCTCCACTGTCGTGCATCTCGAACCATATATCACAGAATGCGTCCCAAAAGCTATGACTGCCAGTGTAATATTTGTTGCCGTCCTCTGCAAGTATAATGAACTGCTCGTAGTCTTTGTCGCCCTGAGCCTTTTCATTGTGTACGCTCAAAATAGCATAATCAACGGGTTTGATATTAAATGGCTTCTCGTCAGCTACAACATCGTCCAACTTAATGGCATTAGTTGTATCTTTCATGTAGATTCTCTCACGTGCGGTAAGCTCTCTGGAACATTCTGCAATATTTACTACATAGTTTTTTTCTGACATTGTACACTACCTCCAATTATTCTGTTACTGTTTCGCTTGTTGCTTCTGATTCTTCTTTGCCGCCAGCCTGTTCAACTGAACAACCTCGTGGCGGAAGGATTTCAGCGTGCTTAATGAATTCCACTTCTGACATACCGTACAGTGTTTCCTCAACAGTGGTTGTTGCGACATATACGGGCTTGGTGTTTTCGCCTTCAAGAACTTTTTCTGCCGCTTTGAGTATGGCTTTATCGTCCTTGTAAGTTCTCGGAAGTGTAAGTTCGACATTGACAGGCTCGCCCTTTTCAATGTCAAGGCACATTACATTCGCTTTCGTTGTTGTGATGGTTCTTGTTACCTGCGGTGTTCTCATTGCTGTTACTCCTATTCTCGCTTTTTAAGATTATAGGTGGGGTAATCAGGAGTTGAACCTGATAAAGCGTAACTGACCGTCAGTTACCCCACAGTGAGCCACTGCGAATGATAACGCAGAGGCGACTGTTAGGAGTGTGTAGTGCATCATAGGAGAGTGTACCTTTTTGGTACACTTTAATTATACACCCTTGAAGTGACATTGTCAATGATTTTGGCAAATGTTTACAAAATGTTCACATTTAATCTTAGCGTACATATCATTCAACAAAGAACCTTGCCCATGATGGTGGGAGTTGCAAATAATCTACAACGATTTGCTCAATGGATTTATATGCGCTTTCACCTGACTCTAATTCTGTAATTTGCGTGATACATTCGTCTATAATGTCATCGCAGGCTTCAATCGGCAAATCTTGTTGTACCACCATGGTTTTACGGAGTAAAAATCTTTGTTTATCTGTCATATTATTCCCTCGCTTTGTTAATATAGTTGCACCCGACACGGTGGCAGTAGCCACCATTATTTGTTCATATAGAAGGAACGCCATACCATGAACATAGATTCTGGATATTCACATATCAGGGTTTTTTCGTCAGGGTAGTAGTCAGTTACTCGGACACCTACCTTTGTGTCACAGTTGTAACCATATACTGCGTAGCTTAAATCATTGCCATTCCATATTTTCGCTACAAATAGCCCTGTACAATTTTTGGCTCGTTTCCAATCTGCTATGACAACACGATCTATGCCTTTTTTTCTACGTTGGTATTCTCTGAACATATCAATCTCTCCTATTTGTAATAGTATGCTTTAGTTGCACCCGACACGGTGGCTGTAGCCACCAATGATTACTCGTTATTTGCTGTTGAACGTGACGGAAGCTTTACGGCGTGTTCTAAAAACTCCTTTTCAGACATTCCATATAAACCTTCGTCAACTGTTAAACTGACAACTGATACCACTTTGAACGTATCCGCTTCATAAGTGTCTTTTAGTGCAAGCAATGCACTCTCAGGAGTATGCTTGCCGACAATGATGTCATTGTAGGTTACTACAGTAGCCTTTGACACGTCAACCGCCATATATGTGACCGTTGTTGTGAACATTGTCCTCGTAATCATTTTTGCTTTTTTCATAATAATCTCTCCTATTTGATAATAGTATGCAATAGTTGCACCCGACACGGCGGCAGTAGCCGCCAAAGGTTAATCAAATCTCTCAATGAACAGCGACTGTACAGTTTTATATGCTTCTACCATGTCGCCATATTCATCTATGCGTTCAACATAATATGTCTTATAGGCGTCTTCACTGGCTTCTGCAAGTCGGTTCTTCTCTCTTTCAAGGTCACTTTCAGCTTCAGATATCTTTCGCTCGAGATATTCAACCACCTCGGACATCGCTTCATACCTTGCCGCCTTAATTGTGTACTTGTTTGTCATAAGAAACACTCTCCTGTTTTGTAATAGTATGCAATTTTAGTTGCACCCGACACGGCTCAAAGAGCCGATTATGAATAGTACGGTTTACCGTCTGCGGTGAAATAGCATTCGTTGTCATCACAATAATAACTGCGAATATAATCACTGTCAGGATAAAAGTATTCGTACCCTTCATTTTTGAGACTTTCGCAAACTTCCGATAAGTAATCACGGGCTATGGTATTGATAGTTTCAATATCACTGTAAGGTATATTGCTATACCCGTAATGTTCCATGGCACTGACGGGGGCATCAATAATAGAAGTGTTGCCCACAGTATAATAGTTCCAACATGGTATTTCACAGCTACACGCCCATTCTTTGAGAATGTACTTGTAAAATCTATTCTGCTTTGATGACAACTTGCTTGATATGTGACTATATAAGTCAGTCAAATTAAGCGTACCATAAAAGTTGAAAAAGTCGCCTTGGCACTGAGATAAATCATACTCAACTTTAAGTTTAGAGTTTGGAAATAAGTCGTGCAATAAGTTCAAGCAGTCGTCAGTAAAGTCATCGCAATCAGTTAGATGTTCAACGTAATAGTCTAATGCTTTCAACTTTGCCTTTTCTGTCAACTCATCAAAAGTATAAATGTTAAAAGTCTCCGTTACTGTTTTCATATAAAACACCCCATTATTCACAGCCTAAAGAGTGCGGCTGTGTCAGAATTTAGTTGCACCCGACACGGCTACAAGAGCCGTTTAGAATGGTAAAGCTTCAACAAACTGGGCGTATTCAACAGTGCCTACATCATCAAAAGTAGCACTGCTAATATGTGTGTCTAACTCAACACCTAAATTATCCAAAGCTGTTAAATAAGCTTCTCTTTTGCCTTCATAATAATTCGCAAGTGCTAAATAGGCTCTCTTGTCAATTTCATGCCCGGCTTTTTTCAGTTTGGAATAATAATACTTTGATTCCAAAGCGGAATAGTTGAGATTATCAATAATAACACTTATAGCTGACATTTTATTTCTCCCCTATTTGTAATAGTATGCTAGTTGCACCCGACACGGCGGCAATAGCCGCCAAAAGTTAGTCCGGAACATAACGGGCAGTAAATCTGTCGGCATAAGGTGAGCCGTAATCATTTCGGAATTTTGCGATATGTTGTGCCGATGTTGCTGTGTAACCGTAAACGGTACGCAGTGCATCATACAATGCATTTGTAGCCTTGCTGATAACCGCTACTACAGTACGGTATGACTGCAATACATAGAAGTTGTCAGTTTCATATACCAGCGCATTACATGAACGAAGTTTTTTGCATGGAGCATAACAGCCCCAAAATTCGCCATATTTACTTTCAAGTTCAGCTAATGCGTCTGTATAGTTGTCCTCTACTGCCTCATTAATTGCCCTCTGTAAGTCTTTTTTCATTGCAAACACTCTCCTATAATAGATGGTATGCATTTGTAGTTGCACCCGACACATAGGGCTATGCGTTAGCATAGGGGTGTCCCTATATGCGTGTTTCACCGCATTTCAGCGTTACATCTTGACGAACCAAGGTAGTTTTCACCTATGACAAATGAGTCATTTTTTACGTGCTAATGGCGCACGGGTTACGCTCATCAGGGGTTTTGCAACTAATAACAGAGAATTACAATATTAAATTGTCAAGGTCCATATTTAATCTTTCGTGTCAAGCTGTACTGTGTTGTACCTCTATTCACTATAACCATTATATCATATCCGGTTCAATTTGTCAAGTGCTTTTTGCAATTTCCTTTGAACTTTTTCTGATATTTGGTTGTCCGTGTCAAGCTGTACTGTGTTGTACCTCTATTCACTATAACCATTATATCATATCCGGTTCAATTTGTCAAGTGCTTTTTGCAATTTCTTTTGAACTTTTTCTGATATTTGGTTGTCCGTGTCAAGCTGTACTGTGTTGTACCTCTTTTCACTATAACCATTATATCATATTCAGTTCAATTTGTCAAGTGCTTTTTGCAATTTCCTTTGAACTTTTTCTGATATTCTGGTTGTCCGTGTCAAGCTGTACTGTGTTGTACCTCTTTTCACTATAACCATTATATCATATTCAGTTCAATTTGTCAAGTGCTTTTTGCAATTTCCTTTGAACTTTTTCTGATATTCTGGTTGTCC